AGTGAAGCATTATCTATATTAACTACTACATTTTACTCTAAACTTAAACAAGGTATGTTTGGGACGATGAACGATATTCAGAAAAACTTTCCAGATGTCGCATTTGCAATTGAAAAATGTCCACCTTTCGATTGGTTTCTAAAGTCAATAGAGTGCGGATTGGAAAATCTGTTTGCAAAACTACAACAACTGATAGCCCAGTTGTGGGCAACTAGTGCTAATAATATGAAAGACTTCGATATGGTAATTGGAGTTATGTCACAAAATGGTAGCTTTAAAATTATGAGTGACCTACTAAATACATTATTAGAATGGGATTCTGCTCTAATAAACTTTTGTTCACTTAATAAAACTGCAACAGAAGCAGAACGGCGAGACGTAATGGCACGACTTGAAATTGCAATAATGAACGACACAGATGCAACTTTAGCAAGTACTGCAAAAATTGCATATAAAGCAAAGCCTGCATATAGTACTAATATATTTATAGGTCCTTCCAAAACTGCTAATAAAGATGATGACGATAATATAATTAATCAATACACCAATAATGGTAATCCAATATATGCGGCAGCTTTAAGATCATTAGATGAAGCATATGGCGACGTCGAACCCGAAGAACCAAATAATGGTAAAATCAAAATTGACAAACCTATGGAAAAGATTCCAGAAGGTGAAACTTGGAATGTAGAAAAATCAATGAAAAGTTGTGGAGATGAATTTACAGCTATATTAAAAGATAGGTTGGAAGATATAGTAGCAGCACATAATAAGAGTGCTGATAATATTAACAAAATAGCAGGCGAAGATATGGAGGATATTGATGTCGCACCATTTATGCAACCAGAAGAATCTAGTATTAATGCATCTGAAAATAAGCTGGAAGATAAGCTTACAGAGCTTAATAAATATTGGGAAGTCAATAAAAATGAGTTTCATAATAAAAAGCCTAATTCTAAATAGACACTAGTGCAAATAATATGGTAAAATACATTAAGTAAACAATATGAGTAATATAATCACACGAACTATAACCGACATTAAACGTCGAAGAGATGTTAAATATGCCAATAAGATTGTTAATAATATCGACACTATTGCTAGAGAACATATGAATGATAGGATTACTAAAGCTACTCCTACTGCACCTAATTTTAAATCTAAAGCAATTATAGGTAAATTGAAAAAGCGATTTGCCCCGACTAGAAGTGTTTCAAATTCTGGAATACACATTAATAAATTTAACATGTCAGATGTATATGCATCATATGTAGGTGAAAGTTTACTTAAGTTTTCAGTAGATAAATTTACAGAAGCCGCAATACGCAATGGACATAACATTGATTCCAAGAATCCATCAATAGTTGAATATCTAAATAAACGACTTAAAGAAATGCAAATTGTATCTGGATCATCTTTACGTGAACATATGTCAGATTTCTTCATATCATGTATACTATATGGAAACGTAGCTACAGTAAAACATCGTCAAATAAATGTATCTGGTGGTAATACATATACTAGATGGGATGGCAAAAAGCTTAAACCCATAGCTTCAATATATGTTGAAGACTTTCGTAAAATGATAATTGGAGACGGCCCAGGGAATAAGACTAGATATATTAGAACTCCAATGGACGTATCTGATATAAATTTAAACCTAATAAACCCTAGTTTATTCAATCTTCCTAAGGGTGACATTCTTGATAACACTGGATTCTACGCACCATCCATGATGGCAATAATGGGAAGATTTGGTGGACTGTTTAGAGCTAAGGCTAAGCGAAGCAGAGATTATATTATATATGACGACGATGTGGATATTCAACATGTCAGATATCATCATACTCCCGGTGAAAAGATCGCAATGCCTCCATTTTGGACTGTATTAAATGATATAGATTCATTACGACGTATTGAAGAAAACATTGAATTATTAGTATATCAATATGGACATCCTATATTACATGCTAAAGTTGGCGACGATAACCGACCAGGTACCACTACAGAAATTACGGATATATATAATAGATTAGAATCTATCGAAGGTAATGGATTCCTTGTAACTAACAATCGAGCAATAATTAGCATGGTTGGAGCTGAGAATTCAGCCATGCGAATGGATGCATATCTGGAGTATTTCTATAGAAGAGTATTAACTGGATTATGGCTAAGTGAAGTTGCAGTTGGAATCGGTGACTCTAGTAACCGATCAACTGCTAATACATTGGATAAATTATCCCAAGAAAAGGTAGTAGAATTACAGAATCTATTTAAAGATAGTTTTGAACAGATATTAATAGAACTATTATGTGAAACTGGAGCGAGTCTTAACTGGATACTTAAGCCAGAAAACATTCCTACATTTAATTTTAACCCAGTGGATGTAGCTGGACTCATTGAAAAACAAACACATATATTATTAATGTATCAAGGTGGAATTCTCACAAGTGATGAGATGCGAAGAATGATTGGCAAAGAACCAATGACAGAATTAGAGCTTAAGTCAACATATACATATTTACATTCCATACCACTTAAGGCTACTGGGCCAGGATCATCTACCAACGATGATAAAGCTACATCTAATACTGCCAAGCAGAAAATAACACCTACTAATCAACATGGTACGAAGAAGAAACCTTCAGAGTCTCAAAATGCATAATGTGCATTTTGTTGACAAACCCCCGTGCAATATGGTAGAATTTAACTAAGTAGGAAATATATGGATAAATTAACATCTAGTGTAATTAAGAACATGGCCGAGGGAATACCTATAACGGTACATGACTCAATCAATCTCGATGCCATTAGTTATATATCTAATAAGAGTAAAGTTGGCTCCATTGATAAAATCACTCGATCTGATGTAGATGATAAGAAATTCAATACAGCTGTTGCAAAGATTAAAAAGATCATGGGAGATAAGCGAGCAATAGTTGCTAGAGCCGATGCTACTCATTATGGTTTTGTAAATGGTAACTTTAGTTATTATGACCAAGAATTTATAATAAGAAATGCTAGAACATGGATCTTTAATAAGAATGGCACCAGATATGGTAAACCCGTTCAATTGGATCATAGTCTAGATACTAGTAATACTCTGGGGCGTGTAATTGCAGCAACTCCAGTAATCTATCCAATTTCTAAAGATAACTTATTTATTCCTACTGCACATATTGAGCTTATATATTATGTCAGTGACAATGATGCTATTGATAAAATAATTGACGAACGACTTAAAACTTTAAGCACCTCCGCTAGTGCTGATCCCGAAACTGTAACTTGTAGTATATGCGGTAAGAGTATTCGAGATTGGGACTGTGAGCACATTCAAGGTAAAATGTACGAATGTGGTGAAGAAAAGAAAAAGGAAAAGAAATTAGCATATTGGCATTGGCGCGCCCAAGACTATAATGAATTATCATTCGCCCAAAAGCCGGCAGATGGAGAAGCTGCTATAAATAAATTTGAAACCATCAACATTGACGGACAGGACTACTTTAATGATACAATTAACGATAGTGTAAATGTCAATGATATTGCATTTCGAAGTTCTGTACTTAGTGCAGATATTTCAGACGGTATTATTACTAATATTCGAGATATAAATAATAAATCAATAAATAGAGAAGAACTTATAACAACTGACAGTGTGACAACCTCACTGTTTACAAATAAGGATAGTAACATGGCCGAAAATAATACCGATAATAAACCAACGACTAGCGATCCCAAAACTGACTTACCAAATGTGGTAGTTGATAATGTGGATACAGTTGAAGGTTCCCCAACACCCACTGCAGATGATACAACTTTAACTGAAGATGTAACTACTACAGATTCCGACACTGCTAAATACCAGACTGCAATATTTGCACTAGTTGTAGATATGTTAAAATCTGGAAACATCTCAAATGATGATGCGGCCACAGTCTTAATGGATGAGACTAATACTTATATTAAAATGAGTAGTAGATCAACTAATAAAGATATGTTGGTAGTAATTGACCAAGAGTTAATTAATCGAGATATCGAGATACCAACAAGAGATAGTAAGAGATTACCAATCTCAGCATTTTGTGGACCTGACAGAAGTTTTCCTGTCTTGGATGCAATATATGCAAAAGCTGCCGATATTGTTATACCTATGTATAATGACGAAAGCGGTAAAAATAGAATTGAGCAAGGAATTGCCAGAAAGAAAATCATATTTGGAAACTCTGACGATTCTAAACTAAATAAAGATGATAACCTTAATAAGGAGGATCCTACAATGAGTATAGAAAAATACACATTTGCTAACAAAGATGAATTGCTAAAATCTGCCCCAGTCCAGGAAGCTATCGATAAGATACAAACCGAGATGGAGCAAACTGCGGATTCATTTAAAAAGAAAGAGGAAAAGTTCATTAAGATCGCAATCGACAGCATCATAGATATGTCAATTGAGCTTGAGAAACCCCTCACTGCTTCACTTAAAGACAAGGCCGAAGATAAACTCAAAGCAGAGATGATTATAATCTCTGACAAACTTAAAGTTCGAGGACTTGACGCACTTACTTTTACAGTAGATGACTTAAAAGACGAAGTAGCTAGTAAAAAGCCAGCAGACCCTGATCAAGCCGCAATTGATGCAGCTAATGCAGATACTGGTTCTGATACTGCCGGAGCTGATGGTACTAAACCTAAAGATACTGCAGATAATCAAGATGACAAAACTGGCGATAATGCCGGTAAAAAACCTGCCACAACAACTGATGCCGCAAATGCAGCTAATGCAGATGATGCAACTAATCAGAGTGGCGCAGAAGGTGAAGATGGTAAATCTAACCTTCCCTCATATTTTAAACCTACAAAGGTTTAAAGTATAATTTCAATTTGGAGGAAATGAATTATGGATGAAAATAAATTCAACCTAGTATTCGGTGAAGATACAAACGGACGTATCAACACCTCAATGAAACAAATTCCTAGTAAATTCTTATATTCAGATATTAACTGGGGCTTTGAACTATCTCCTGGAGACAATCCAGCAGACCCTTTCATGCCAAACCGATATGCACCGATTGTGAAAGAAATACGAAACAAATCTCTTTTCGAGAAAGGTATCGTTATTCCTTTTGGTACTATCATCTCTGCTGTTCCAGTAATGAACAGTGAGTATTATGCAGCATCTGCTGTAAGTTTCGACGGTGTCGGCGTTGCGTCTGGTGATGTATCTTCAGGCAACATTGGACTTGGAATCGGATATGATGCATCGTTAAATCAGGTTGACCTGAATGACATGATCGACGGATATGACAGAGTTCGAATCTTAGCTTCTATCGCCAATGGTGGTACAGCTACTACGGATCCTTACTCTTCTTTAGATACTACTCGCAATCGAGTAGGTATCGATGGAGCACTTGTAACTGATTCTGATACATTCTCACGAGGTGTTAATATTCCTATTGGTTTTACAACTCACGACGTATACCTATTTGAGTCTGGAAATAGACTTAACTTCAATGAAGTTAAATATAACAAGTTCAACTCATTTGCAACTGACTATTTTATTGATATACCATATATCGTTAACGACGATTCCAGTGTTAAAATAACAGACGGTGCAGGATGGGGCGGAACCGATGCAGACGGTATAGTCAATTATACTGCTTTAAAAGCTCTTGGAATGCCGTTTATGTGGGCGCCTACTTTTGCTGATCTACAGATTGGTACATTTATCCAGTCTGACTGGAATGGTAAATGGCGTATACAATATAAAGATGCTTTAGAAACTCCCGAAGTAGCATATCAAACTGCTCAAACAGTTGGTAAACTTGTATCATTCAGTAACAAAGTTATTGGTGATCTTGAAAACTTTGTTGAAACTTGGAATAACCCTAACGCAACTGGATATGGTAAAACATACGATGGTACAACCAGCACAGGTGGTACAGCTACTTATGGTATAGGGTACAAAGTATTCGTTATGATGTGTACAGCGATGACAGCTGCTGGTGTTACAATTAACTATGCTAATATAAAAGATTATATTAATAGTGGTAATATCGGTACAGCACGTATCAATGTTCACACTTCATAATAGGAGGATATAATGGCTATAGATACAAAAGCTAAAACAAATGCAGACAAAGCGCAATTACTAACAGCATGGGATGCCATACTGAATAATGACGGTTTTATGTATAATGAAAATAATGAGGAAGTGCAAGTAAATATTGCGGACATGGTTCGCGAAGAAGACTTACTTCCCCTAATCCCGCAGGCTATCACTCATATCATGCAGGATGAAATCGAACCGATGGCGGTTGTGTATGATAGTTTCTTTACAGAACTACGTATGACCGACACTGAGCAAGCTCTTATCGTCCATAATATCGGACCTTTAACAGTTGAGCCACTTGGACGTTATGGAGAATATCCAGAAACTAGTCTAGCAATAGATCAGGACGGACAAGAGATCAACCTTAGAGTTCAGAGATATGGTATCGAACTTAGATTACATGAAGATGCAATCAAGAAGAACCTTCTTCCTATTATATCCATGTGGTATAAACGAGCATACAATGCGTTTGCTCGAAATAGAGAGAAACTTGCTATCACTGAATTGCAGAAGACTGGTATTGTCACTTTTGATAATCAGAACCCTTCTTCATATTCGCATACAGTTGAGTCTCTAAGTGGACGTGACATTGCTGGTAACTTCAATGGAACAATGACACTTAACGATTTGATGAAAATGTACACCAGAGCTTTGTTAGATGATTTCAATCTTGATACCATCTTAATGCACCCATTCGCATGGCAGACTTTTATGACTGATCCTGAAATGAAAGAGATCGTTGTTAATAACAACGTTGTTACTTCATATCGTGGACCTGAAGGTGGATCTGGCGCACAGGGACGTTTCGCTGCAATGCAGATGAATAACAACCTTGGATTGCCTTGGACTAAAGGTGCAGGTAATGATGACCTTGACCCAACTTTGGCAAAACTTGGTCAGAATCCATATGCACTTGGACGATCTGTACTTGGGGCAACTCATTACATTAAGCCTAAGTATTGGCCTACTCCATTGAGAATTGTCGTTTCTCCACATGTTCCACTGTCTACAGTTGGCGATGCTACAGTTACTGACATTATCTTTGCACAGAGTGGCGAAGCTGGTCTTGTTCTTCGAGAAGGCGATCCACTGGTAAAACAGTTTGTCGTTGAAGAAAAAGAAGCAGTCGTAACTCGTATGCGAGAAGGTCTTGCTTTCGGTACAATGAATATGGGTAAAGGCGTACGAATCGCCAAAAACGTTGTAATCGATAGAAACTATATTTTCCAGAACTCTAACGCAGTAACGTTAAGTGCTCAGGACAATACAGCTGACAGGTATCCTACATCGTAAGTTGTAGGTTATTATAACCAATGTACCGGACCTTGTGTCCGGTACTTATAATATAACATAAGGAAAATAACATGACTACAAAAAAAGAAGCAACAATTTATTTTAAACTGGCAAATAGACCTATGAGATTTGAAACAAGTGATGGCAAAGTAAATCTTAATAAATTAGAAGGTAGAACTGCTGGCTCAATTTCAAGTAAAGATAAGTTTGCATTTAATAAAGTATGCTTAGCTATAGACTTTGGCATTCTATTAGAAACCAAGAAAGCTGAAAAAGATGAAACATTTGATGTTGTAAATATATCAGCTAGACATGATGGTGAAGCTTCTATTAAACGGAAGGCTAATGAAATATTACGCAAACTTAGTAAAGTGCCATTGTTAGCTAAGATTGAAGAAATTAAAGATTACAAAGTTGTCAGTCTAATGCTTAAGCAAGAGATTGATGGTAAAAATAAATCACGCAGAGCTAGAACAGATGTAGTAGATGCATTGAAAGCTAGACTTAAAATTATTGAAAGCAAAATGACTACTGGGATGTTAGAATCTCACGAAGAGACCGATCTAAAGTCCCTAGTAAAAGAGAATGAGTCAGAGGCTGATGAATAATATCAAATGAATGATGGCGCAGTATGTTAACAATATTATCAACAAATCCGACCACACAATCCGTAAGTGTTTACAAAGATAAACGACTAGAGGTAAAGTTCTCGGCAGAGATTGATACTGCGACATTAATTACAGATAATTTTAAAATATATCTATATCCCAGTTGGAATGGTCAAATTCCAATCAAGTCAATTGAACGTAATCCAGAAGATAATTCAGAAGTATTTATTATATCGGAAAATGACTTTCCAGCTGACACAACTCTAGTACTATGGCTAAAAGGCGATAGAGACTTATCAGACGATACATATGCTGGAGTACGATCATATCTTGCAGATGGCATATTAGATGGAAATCAAGAAATTGTATTCACAACTGGCGATAAAGTAAAAGCTGACGATGATCCAGAACCAGAAATAGTAGCACCTAATGAAGATGGTTCTACATCTGATGGTGAAGATTATGATGCAGTATTCGGCGACGAATATTTGGACGTAATAGATACACTCCCTAAAAACGATGCCACAAATGTAGCATCTATAACTGAATTGGTTTTCAAATTCGACGAAGTTTTAAATGATATCGATTTATCTGGAGCTATGAATAATGCAATATCTGGAGTAATTGAACTTGAATCGCATCCATATATATTTGGTAATGAACCAACTGAGCCAGATATCCTAGAATCAGACTTTACAATAACTGATAATATGCTATCAATAGCAATAGATGATGATGAATTATCTATAAATACCGAATACTCATTAACTTTACATAAAGATAGAATTACAAGTCTTACTGGCAAACAGATGGAAGACGATTATGTTTTAGTATTTGGCACTAAGCTAACACCTATGTATTCCGATATAAGAACTGTTAGAAATGTTGGAGCGTCCTTCATTCCCCCAGATTTAGAAGATAGTGTTATTAATAAATATATACATCTAGCAAGCATATGGTATCACCAACAGGTTGGGACTTCCGCCATTTTAACTGCTCCATATAACTTTAATGTAATCATGGCAGTAACTTGGAAAGTTATTTGTGATATAATGTGGGGAATTACATCCGGAGATATGCAATTTGTATCCAGTACCAGATTAGCAGATTTATCAGTATGGTACGATAAAGATGGTACTAAAGATGCAATCACAGAAGCATGTGATAGAGCTAATGAATATATATCTAATCTCAAAGGTTGGAAAAGTAAAACAGGTATTAAAAGCGGATCTACTGAAAGATATCCAGGTCGAAAACGACATATACATTCAAGTTATAGCTTAGCCGGCATGAATAGGCGAAGGTTAATATAGTGCGATCTAGATTTTTTAGAGATATTCAACGATTCATTGAGAAGAAGGGTTGGTGGTTTGTTTTACGAAGTTTCGATATATCCAAACATTCAAGATATTGGGATGATGTATCTAAAGAATCAATTGGTGGACCGCCATATCTATACAATGATATAATAATTAAAGGTCGTAGAGTTGAACAAAACAGTTCTGACTCAGAACGATCTTTTTCTAGGCAACAGATATCTGATGTCTATGATGCCGTCTTCTACATCTTAGGTCACATTAGACCCAAGAAGGAAGATGTAATAATGGCTATATCCCCAGATGTTCGCCAGGTTGCTAAGCCGCCGATTAAAGTTAGACCATATGAATTGTTTGACATTGATCACGCTGAAGCTAAAATAGAACAAGGTCTGATTGTAACTAAGTGTTATTGCATGAAGAAAGTTCCAATCAATGATGAAACATTGACTGGACTTATACCTGTAAAATATAAGAAAATAACGTAATAATATACATAGGATATAAAATGAGTACAACACATGACATTAATAAATTGAAAGAAAAGTATGAAGGAATGGCAACTTATAAAACATCTGACTTGGCACTTGCCGCAGTTATGATACTTAAAGGAAAAGAGCTATTATATATGGAACCGTACAGCGCAATGAAAAACCGCAGAACTGATATTTTTCAGTTTGTATTTGAACACTCTGACGATATGGAAACCATAGTTCGACAATACTCTACTAATAATGAAAGTCTAAATGTAATACCAAATGCATTTAGATCAACTATGAAATATTTAAAGGAACAGACCCGAAACCAAGGTTAAATAAAAATGGAAGCAGCAGCATATAAGAAATCAGCATTATGGAATGAGATTGATTTAATCACACAAGTTACCAGAATTGTTGATGCTTATAATACTATAACGAACGATAGAGATCCTGGAAATAAGATCCACATACAAGCTGCATACCCAGATTACGTATTTGATAAAACATCGCAAGCTAATGTTGAGAATTCTCCACATAGACTAGTTTGCTATGATATTACTAAAAAGACAGATGGTTCATTGGGAACCTCTCCTCATTCTAGTAAAACTAAACCTCGACCAGTATTAATGGAAAGTAGAAATATTACCATTAACAAAGGCCAATCTGATGAGCGTGAAGCCGTTGAGGAAATATATAGAAAGGTATATGATATTACCTACCGATTTGATTGTCTTGCCCCATCCGATAAGGAATCTATGGCGCTCATACGGACATTTGAACGCATGATGGAAATTCATGC